TAGTTTGAGAACTTAATTGACTGCTCTGTCTTTTCAGCCAGATAGTTTGAGAACTTAATTGACTGCTCTGTCTTTTCAGCCAGATAGTTTGAGAACTGAATGCCTTGGTCGGCCTTCTCGGCAACATGCTCTGAATAGCGGATGCTACCGTCAAGCTGTTCAGCAATATAGCCAGCATAGTTCTTAATAGAGTTCATATTCTCGGCTAGGTAGTTAGAATAGGTAATTCCCTTATCAAAGCTTTCAGCTAGGTAGTTCACATATTCAGTGATACCGTTAACCTTCTCGGCAATTGACTCCGCATACTTAACGAGTTGGTCGGTCTTGCCACTGCCGGCTGACTCTCTAGCCTCCTTAAGAGACTTAATCTCAGTCTTGAGATATTCAGTGTACTTGTTAAAGTCTTCTGATGTTACATAAGTGTGATCCATGTTAGTTTCTTTTGTTTCTTGTACTTTATTTATTGGTTTGTTAATTTCGTAAATGAAAAGATTTTCATCGCTGTCAAAGCCAAAGGATTCGTTTACTCTTGATAGCTCTGCATTCTCAAATCCAGGATCTGCAACAAGATCATAAGTAAACCATTTCTTAATCTTTACACGACCGTCATCACCGACTGTTCCGGCTGCTCTTGATGAAATGTGAAGAGGTATACCGTCTTCAATAAGAGCCTTTGCCTCCTTGCCCTTTGATGTGTTAAGAAGACGAATACGGCCTTTAACCTGCTTGTTAGCAGCATCATAGGAGAGATCCTCAATCACGTGAGAAACATTTGATAGACTAATGTCAAAATCTTTTGGGTGATCAAGTTCTCCAAGAAGCTTCTTGGTCTTAACCTTTTCCTGCAGCTCTTTAATATGAGGCATTACTTCCTGCTCTTCATAGATGCGGTTGTTTTTGTTTCTTACACCAAACTGTGTAAAGACACCTTCAAGGATAACACTGCCGTCTTGTGACTTTGTTGTCGATAGAACTGCCGTTGATCTCTCAAGGATAAGCAAATTTCTTTCTGCCATTCTGCTGCTTTTATTTTATGCGGTTGAATTATATATCGCTCCCGGGATTTCTTTTTAGATGCCTAGATCTAGACCTCCCATTGCGTCATCCTTCTTTTTCTCAGGCTTAAAGTCTTTCTTATCAGCCCCTAGTAGGATCTTTTCAATGTCCTCGTCTACAAAGCCTTCCTTCTCAAGTTCGGCTCTCTTTTTAGCTCTTTCATTTGCCTTGATGTCATCATGGGTAAATCCGCCGTAGCGCTTAATTAGCCAGCCTAGATCAAAGTAGGGTACCTCAGTCATGTTTGCATCCATCGTGCTCAACTGGGTCTTCATGTTGCCAATAAAGTCAACTCGCTTACTCATAAGCTCCATTTCCTTTAGTTCCTCGAATACATTGTCCTTAACCCACTTAACGCCAAGACCAGCCTTAAAGGCAACGTCATTCTTAAGTTCTGGGTGATTAAGACAGAGCTGCAGATAGAGAGGCTTAACCATGATCTCTTGAAAGATCGATCTAATGCGGTCAATAAACTTGGCAAACTTAATCTCATCGCGCATCATACCGCTAGCATCAAGTTCCCATGTAGAACCGCCGTCCCGGTCAAATCGAGAGAAGGGTATTTTTGATGCAAGCTTTAGACGGTCGGCAAAATACTTAAGAGACTCGGTATCTCCCAGGTCAGGTCCATCCCCACCTACATTTTCAATCTCAGGTTGTTCACCGTCCTTTGAAGGCAACCAGTACTCTTTATTAAACGGCATCATAGGTTTGCCATTTGTTGACATTTCGCCACTATCAAAATCAAAGTCAACCACCTCGCGGTACGAGTTCATTAATTGAGCTAGTGACTGCTTGGCACGTGTCTTTGACTTACCACCAACAGGTATGACAAACTTAGTCTTAAAGCTAGCATTAGTGACAGCCCAAATAATCCTGGTATGCTCCATGATGCGCAGCATATTGAATGCCCTAATCAGACGTTCAACATAGGATGTTCTCTGAGGTGAATTAACTTGTGAATATGAAATGTAAATGATTTGTGAATCCCATAAGGTCTTTTCTTTAACACCTTGGCCTTTATACTGGACCCACTTAACCTTTCCTGTCTCGGTGTCAACACCATGAACAAGAGACTGTGGATCCAACTCCTTAAAACCAATGATCTCGGTTTGCTTGTCATTGTAAATGATCTCAAAGGCAAGGAATCCATCAACAAGCCACTTTCTGAAATAGTTCCAAATACTTAGCGCATCATTAAAGCCGAAATAGTTGTAAATGTTATTGTAGACATCGCCAATTTCTTCATCAACCGAGGCAGTAATCTGTCCGGTGAAGTGTCCATACGCGCAATAGTTACTCTCGTCAAAGACAATGGCTTCATCGCATAGGACATCCAAGATCTCTTCAATTTCATCTTGGACAGCAAATGTTCTATACTTAATAACCTTTTGCTTGTACTGACGATCAAAGAACGCAATGTTCTTTTTCATTTTAGTGTCAGTCAGTGACATAGCCGCAAACGGCGAGTAGATGTCATCACTATCACTACCAGAAGGGTTCATTGTGTACCCGTATTGGTTTTCGGTGAATCCAATTGCACGTGAGTTTCTGATGATCATGTCATCATATGCCATGCCTAAATTCGATAAGTCCTTTAGGATCTTACGAACCGGGTTATCATTGGTAAGAGGTCCTTTTCTATTTGTGAATCCAGCCATGTTAGCTTGCGTGTTGGTTTATATATCACACTACATAATATAGTGATTGCGCCTTTTTTATTGTGGTTCCGTAGAACATATTTTCATCATTTACCGCTCCGATGTACCAATTTTCATAACCTATAAGGCGCATGTTACGAATACGATCTAGTCGGTACTGCTTTACACAGTGTCCTAAATTGTAGAGCTTGCCGTATGCTGACTTAAGATTGTCCCAGCTTAGTCCAGTGAGAGATGACTGGTTAAGCGGCTTACCGAGATTAGATCCATTGAGCTGTGCTTGAATAATAGCTGAAAATGATGACCAGATGCGGTTAATGATGCTAATCCTAATGTCGTATGGAATATAATGGAGGTTAATCCCCACTCCATTACCAGATGGACTAGACCCTAAGCCTATTATGATTGGACTGGTGTCATACCAAGCTTCATCAGCACCAAAGTACTCAAATGAATACATCTTACCTAGGTCAAAGCGACCTGAATAGCGGCTGCCGATAAGAGAGAGCTGGCTTTGGCTAACTTTGGATGCCTTTCGGCGTCCCTTGTTTGTCTTTACATATGTCTCTATCTCTAGCTTAAGATCTTTCATGACTAAAAGAGATTTGAGTCCTCAGTAATGAACATCACCTTAAAGTTCTGCTGTAGAGCCGCCTTTTGCAGAGCATCACTCTTACATAGGTTTTTTACATACTGTTCATATATGTACTTGTAGCTTAGCATTGCTTTAGCCGTCTTGCGTTTAGGCTCTTTAGGCTTTTGCAGTTGAGCCTTTGGCTTTACCTCAACTACATAGGTTTCAATCACCTCCCCTTCATTAGTAACCTTACGTAGCTTAATGTAAAAATCAGGGAAGTACTTATGAAACTTGTTGTCAAGAATACTAAAGTACTGAATAGAGAAGGGTTCACTCATCCAACTTATTACATCAGGATTATGATCGCACCAGTGACAGAATTTGCGTTCCCAACTACTTCGGTAAATGATAGGCAGTGGGCCATTATACTTATGAGAGTTAGCAGGCTGATAGTAACCCTGCTTAAATCCTGACTTAAGTGTTGGCTTAACCTGCTTAATGTTCATTAGATAGAATAGATCCCTTCGCTGTCTGATGACCCTGTGATGGAGACAGTACCTGCATACTTCTTTGGGTGGATTGTATTCCATCCCTTAGCAAAGCCTCTCTTAGCAATTTCAGTATAGTATGCAAATGCATTACTGCCCTTATCAGGGTTAAAGCTTCTCCAGTATCGGAAGAGGTCCATATATGCCATAGCAATGCAGTCCTGCTTATCCTCACTGTTACTATACTGCAGTCTATTTGAGGAGCGATCGGCTAGCATCATCAGCATTTTTAGAGCAGTTGGAGTAAGTTCATCTTGCTCTTTTGACTTAACGATTTCGGCTAGGAGATCTTTGTTGTTAAGATAGTTTTTCTTTCTAGGCATGTTTGTTATTATTGTGAGATTAATTTATATATTATACACAAAAAAGCCAGGATAGTCACCCTGGCTTAATTTATTATGAATAAAAAATAAAATTAAATCTTTACCTTCAACAGTCCACGCTTAATTAAGCTTGACTTAAGTGTCTTG